GAGAGAAAACCTAGGGATTTTCGGGCTATGGTAAGCCGTAAAGTACGGGCAATTGCCCCGCAAATTTTGGGCAAAAAATAGGGTAATTTTTGGGCAAAAAATAGGCCGGTAATATAATGCCGATTGGTAATTAGCTACATTGCTAATTGTATTGTTCGAATTGGGTCGGGGAATAGTAGCAATTTAGCAGGCCAACTAGATAGATAATTAGGCAAACGTCTAATTGTGCCGTGCGGTCTGTAGTCAATTAGATAATTATCTAACTACCTAACCGTGCCGACGCCGACCCTACAAAAAGCCAAAAATCCTACAGAAAAAGTTTGAAATCCGACCCCCCCTAGGTCGATTAGGATCGTTTTGGTTTGGCCATCGCTGGCGTAAAATATGGTGGATACCCAACACCCCTATTTTTCTAACAAAATTTTTACCTTTGCAAAAAAAACAATGGCAAAGTCTAACACATCAGGTGGTACTAGGAAGATTTCTTTTGGAAAGAAGAGTACTGGTAAGCCTAAAAAGAGCTACGGTCCTAAAGACCAAAAGCCTAAAAAGTATCGTGGTCAGGGTAGATAGTATTTCTATTTACCCCTTGTTTTATGTAGTATTATTGTACGTTTCGACAAAGCGTACACTTTTGTGTAGACTTTGTGTACAAAAAATGCTTGCTTTGTATTTTTATACAACCTTATAACTAATTGATATATAGTTAGTTAACTGTATATTTATTTCTTTAATGTACAAAATGTAGAAAATATAAAGGAAAAATAGAAAAAATTCTTTCACCCCCAATAGTATTTTATATATAGTAGTAATTGGGCAAAAAAGTTTGCAAGTTTACATGTTGTACATTTTAATTGTTTTTAGTATATTTGTACAAACAATAAAAAATATAACATGAAACTTTACAAAAAGAAACCTGATAAAATAATTCGGGTAAACATCATCCGTGCTGGTAGTGTCACTAAGCATATAGCATTTCACGAATGCGAGTTAGTTGAATGCTTCAATGAGTTAATGGCATTTGTGCATACTCATATTGATGGGGACAAGAAGACTATGTTGCAATGTCGTGAATGGATTAACTCTAAGAATGGGGCATCGATGAGCTTTAGCTTTATGGGTGGCAACTTGGATTCGATTGAGGACTTAATTAATAAACATTTTAATTGATTGGCATAGTAATTGTATATAGATTTGTAACAAATTAAAATAGAATATGATAGTTAAAAATGTAGAGTCTGGTAAGATAGCCAGAGAAAAATTAATCAAAGGGGTTGACACAATAGCTAACGCTGTTGGATCGACACTTGGTGCAAGGGGGCGCACTGTGTTGATGGAATCAGAACAACACATTGGTGGTATCACAGTTACAAAAGACGGAGTCAGTGTAAGTAAAGGAATTAACCTTATGGATCCCACTGAGAACCTAGCGGTGATGATCATGCGTGAGGCATCTGAGAAGACTGCCAACTCGGCAGGCGATGGGACGACGACGAGCATGGTGCTGGCACAGGCCATCATCCATGAGGCGATGGATCAGATAGAGCCGAGCGATAACTTAACGCAGGTGCTAAGAGATATTCAGGATGCTAGTACGGAAGTATTAGCAAAGCTTGACGAGATGTCAGTGGAGATTACAGACGAGAAGCTTGAGTCAGTTGCTACAATATCTGCTAACGGGGATGAGGACACGGGGCGTATCATAGCGGATGCGTACAGTAAGGTGGGGCTGAGTGGCGTGGTGACAGTAGAGCCGTCAAAGGATGCGCTGACATACTCAGAAATTATTAGTGGGATGAAGATAGACAGGGGCTTCACAAGTAAGTACTTTGTCACTGACCACAAGAAGCAAGAGTGCGTGCTAGAGGACCCATACATTTTGGTGACCGACCAGCCAATTAGTCATATCAATGACATATACCCAATACTTGAGTTTATTCTTGAGGGGAACAGATCGCTATTAATTGTGGGAGAGATTGAGGAGAATGCGCTGAACACATTAAATGCCAACAAGATTAAGGCTAAGTTAAAAGTGTGCTCTATCATCCCACCACAGTTTGGCTACAAGAAGCATCAGTTGATGCAGGACATAGCGATGGCGACGGGTGCTAAGTACTTTAGCGAGCAGACAGGCGACAACCTAGCACTTGTCTCAATTGACGACCTAGGGCGTGCAAAGAAGGTGATCAGTGGCAGGTTCAATACGCTGCTACGGGATCCGGGTCAACCAGGTGATGTGGAGGCGAGAGTAGAGGAGCTGCAAGAGCAGTTAAAGGTGGAGGAGAGTGCGATCGAGAAAGACTTTTTAAAAGAGCGCATCGCTAACCTTGGTGGTGGCGTGGCTGTCATTTATGTGGGGGCTCAGTCAGACATTGAGCAGAAGGAGAAGAAGGACCGGGTGGACGATGCGGTGTGTGCTGTGAGAGCTGCACTAGAAGAGGGCATACTGCCAGGTGGTGGCGTGGCACTAAAAGATGTGGCCAGAGAGATGAACACAAAGAATAAGGGGGACATTATTTTACTTCATGCTATGCTTGCTCCAATGAAAAAGATATTATCTAACGCTGGTGTTGACCCAAATGATGTTATGTTGGATTTGGTGAAAAATGGCGTTGGCATGAACGTGGTGACCATGGCTAAAGCTAACATGATGGAGGCAGGTATAATCGACCCGACAAAGGTGACCAAGGAGGCGGTGCGAAACGCGGTGTCAGTAGCTACAACTTTACTTTCTACCGATACAGTTATAACTAATATTAGGGCATAATAAGTGTATCTTTGCAAAAAAAAATAACACGGGGACAGGTGACTGAACAGTATTAATATGGGTAACTTTGTAAAATTAACAACAAGAAACGAAGAAGGTGCTTACGTAAGAACTTGGGTAGATCAAGCTTCAATCAAACAATTGTCTCAGAATGGTATAACACAAGCTGGAGAGAATGAGGGTACATGTGTATTTGTAGACGGAACAGTTATTGAGTTAAAAGCATTTAACGAAACTCTTGATACGTTAAAGTAATTACAAGCACAATCTTTATTATTATCTAATTTAAATAAAATAATGCGAGTAATTGGACCAAACATATTAATCGTACCTCAAGAAGAGGAGACGAAGACAAAAGGAGGGCTATTGATGTCAGCATCTGACACAAAGGAGCTAAGATATAAGAAGGCGACGGTGGTGTCTGTCGGCACAACGGTGGAGGGTGTGATTCCTGGTAACTTTATTTATTTTGATAAGGCTGCAGGTCACACAATCCGGGTCAACGAGGACCTATATACCGTCATAACAATTCGGGACGTTGTCGTCGTGCTTTAAAATCCTCATTTGCCCGCTTGGCTACTCTATTGAACTGACGTTCGGAGTACCGAGTGGGCATTTTAATTTCAGTGATAGGCTTCTCGCCTAAAAGTCGTGCGTAAACATCACGCATAATGGCTCTGCCCTTGGCAGATAGCTCATACATGGGTACCGTATGGTACGATCCCTTCCTAAATACGGAGATAAGGCCCATATCAATCATATCTTTACGCTTCTTTGGGGCAAAACCTAGTATCTGGTTGTACTTCTCTATTGACTTGACGTTAAATATACCCTCCGAGTGCAAAAAACAGAGCATTTGGAAGTAAGGAGCCGACAGTCCGTAGTGCCTAAGGACATATTTCTGCACAAGCCCTATGTATTTTAGGAAATCATGCTCAATTTCCATGCGTGTAACGGGTGGATACTTCTTAGGTCGGTAGACCTTAGGCATCATATAGGTGCGAATGGCCATTATCGTACGATTAAACCGGTGATGATGGCTAAAAAAGCTACAATTTCTACCCAAAAGATGCCATTTTTGGTCTTATTTAAGGCGCAAATGGCAGAGAATATAACAATAATAACTGATGGCTGCCATAATCCTGACTCAAAGTATAGCCCCATGGATGCACATCCTATGCCTAAAAGGGCACCAAGGTAGTGAACGATGTGGGTATTGGCCCCTGTCCATTTAAACTCAGAGGCTGCACCAACAAATGCGAGCCCTGCTCCTGAGAAAAAGTATAGTGGTGTGGACTCGTCAGATTGGAAGACCATGGTGGTGGCTAGTGCCCAGCAGAAGATAGTAAAGAAATATCCTTGCCTAACTGTGTTAAGTTTGTAGTGGGAGTCGGAGATAGATGGGAGCACGCCAAACCGGTAAGTAATAAATCCTACGTAGCTGACGAATATTAAAAACTGTGCAAGTGTTAGAATCATAATTGTATATTTTATTTTAACAAATTTACTATCTTTGTTTGAATTTTAAAATAACAAAAAAATGTTACAGCAATCTCAACTTAAAGGACCAAAGAAAAAATCATATCCACTTGTTGGTGAAGCCGAGATGGCGGATGAGTTAAATAAGATTGAGCGTTCTCGTCCAACAGGCTACAGAACAGCAGGTCAGGCACCAGTGTCTGCACCTAAAAAGAAGCCTGCTAAAGGCCGTGACATGCCACTTCCTTCTTCAGATGGGATAATGGGTACATTCACTAATTTTTTCAAAAAGAAATAATGGCAATTAAGAAATCAGAAACTCCTGCTAAAACTGCAGGCAAGTTAGTTAAGGGTGCAGTTAAAGGCTGGATAAACAAAGGCATGGCAGATACATTAACCGAAGTAAAGGTTATGCCAAAGACTAATCGTCTTAAGACATTTGCACAAGACGTTAAGTCTGGATTAAAAGGCGTAAATGCTGCCGCAGGTGGTGGTTTATTAGGAAAGGTAGCAGCAGTTGCACAAGCTCCTAATATCGTTGGCGTTTCTGCTATGGCTCAATCAGGCTATAAGAGTAGAAAAGCAAGTGGTGCTACTCCTGGTGGCAAGAAGCCATTATTTGGTCGTGATGTACCTCTTCCTGATTCATCATCTTTATTTAATAAATAATATGGCAAAGCAAAAAATGGTTGCCCCTAAAACGGTTGCTAATAAGGACAATACGAATGTTGCTCGTAAACGAGTTAATGTATTAGTTGCTGATAAACCAAGTTATTCGTGGTTATATAATGTTCCAGGATTTGGAGGTAAACAAAGAAAAACAACCAAAGAAGATTCTACTAGATACGAACAAGGATTTAGGGAGCAAGTAACTAGAGATCAAATAGCTGGAAAATCAACAGTTCCATATACAGCATTTAGTAGTAGTCGTAATCAAGGAAGATGGGAAGCCGAAGATAGAAGAAAAAGTAATGACTTAAAGAAAGGATCTATGGTACGTGATTCGTCTATCCCATTAGCACCAACAGAATTTCCAGACTAATGAAAAAGATCATTAAGAAAGCTGCAAAGTTTGAGTCTGAGAAATCTTTGGATGGAGCGATGAAGTTCTTAAAAGGGAATGTAAAGAAAATTAAAAAATAATAAAATGGCTAAGAAAATACAAGAAAAATCGTCAATCAATAAACCAATGCCTACACAAACAATGGGCATTACGGATATTGTAAGAGCAGCTAAATTAATGAAAGTTGCTAAGAAAATGGCTATTAAAAAAATGTTCTAACATGGAAGGCTTAGGAGATTTGGTTGCTAAGGTAACCGAGGTTACCGGCATCAAGGCAGTAGTTGAGGCAGTTGCAGGTAAAGACTGTGGTTGCGCCCAACGTCAGCAAAAGTTGAACGACATGTTCCCTTTTGCAACATCAAAGGATCAGTATTACGCTGACAAAGTTAACAACCAAGAGATTGGTCTATAATGAAAGTATTAGTTAAAAATATTAGGCATTTTGACATGGGTGACTATATATTAGTCATTGGCAATAATGCAACTGATATATTTAAGTTTTACAATGTGTCCCAGATGCATGGGCTTAATCTTTTAGATGCCCAAGCAGAAGAGGTTGACAAGACAAAAGGGAATGGTGTTTATATGTATGGTCTTACAAATTATGACCCAGCAGATAAAAAGCTAACAGCCAAAGCCCCTTACAAGCCTTTTTTATTTTTAAATATGGGGACATTTAAAAAATACTCCCTTACCGAGCAAGCAACAGCTATTATGCATGAGACCATGCACATGAATATCTTGTTGAACAACTGGAACATAAAAGATAAGGAGGAAGAGGTGATAGGTAAAGCTGAAGAAGAAGCTAATAAAATAATTGCAAAATTAAAGGGACTTAATCTGTTAAAGAAGTAATGGCAACACCAGCTTGGACACGAAAAGAGGGCAAAGACCCAAAAGGAGGGCTTAACGCTAAAGGCGTAGCCTCGTATAGACGTGCAAACCCTGGAAGTAAATTACAAACAGCGGTGACCACTCCTCCATCAAAGTTAAAAGCAGGCAGCAAAGATGCAAACAGACGTAAGTCTTTTTGTGCAAGGATGTCAGGCATGGAGGGACCAATGAAGAAGCCAAATGGCGAACCAACAAGAAAAGCACTAGCACTAAGAAAATGGAACTGTTAAAAAGAAAAGACGGATCAACATCTAAGCGTGGACTGTGGGATAATATCCGTGCCAATAAAGGAAGCGGAAAGAAGCCAACTAAGGAAATGCTAAAGCAAGAGAAGAAGATTCTTGCAAAGAAGAAATAATGAAAGGCAAAACAGCGCAGTATTATGCTACTCATCCTGAGGCTCGCAAGAAAAGACTTGAGTATCAAGCCGACTATAACAAGCGACCTGATCAGTTAAAAAAACGCATCGAGTTAAATAAGATTAACAGAGACCGTGGGCAGTATGCTGATAAAGATGGTAAAGATATGAGTCATCAAAAGAATGGCCGTGTCATTGAAGAGTCAGCTAGTAAAAATCGTGGTTCAAAGTCAAATTCTGCTGGTGATGTACGTGCCAGAGGAAAGAAAAAAAAGTAATATCTTTGTAACATAAATAATAAATATGAAGAAGGTAACTAAAAAGACAGCGTTTGATATCAAAGAGGCAAGCAACCAAAAGCTTAAGCCTGCTGCTCGTAAGCACTATGCAGAAAATGCACAAGCTGCTATGAAAAACCAAATGAAGAAAAAGAAATAACATGGGAGTTTTAAACTACACACAAGCAGGGCGTGCCGCTGCCGTCACCCCGTCTAACACGGTTAATATTCCTAGCGTATCAGGAGGAGAGAATACACAAGGATGTACTCTTTACACTGGATCAGGAGGGATTATTAAAGCAATGACAATCGGTGGCGACATTGTTACGTTTAACTCTGTTCCTGCTGGACAAATTTTACAGGTAAAAGTTTTGCGTGTTTACGCAGAAGTAACAACTGCAACAGGGATTGTCGCTCTTTGGTAAATGAACGAATCAGATTTGAAACTGGGAATATTGAATACTATAGTATTGGCTATTTCTTTTAGCAATATAGAAACGTCTCTTCGTCTATTTTTACTTCTTGTATCAATCGGATACACATGCCTTAAAATTTATAAGTTATTAAAAAATAAGCGCAATGAGGTTTAAGGATATTTTCAAAGATTCAAACGACCTTAATGAGCAATCAATTGCTGCTTTTATTTCTCTTACATTAGTTATAATTATCACTATTTGTGATTTAATAACCGGATTGTTAGGGATGGAACTTATTATCAAAGAATTTATTTTTGTTTCGCTTTTGGCTTTTACTGCGGCAGCTTTAGGGATTGCTGGATATAAAACATTGAACAATAAAGAAGATGGCGAAACGAGAGAGTAATTTAACACAAAAGGTTACAGATAAAGCAATTGATTCAATCAAAATGCCTGTAACATTTAAGGAGTTTAGTAAAGAACCTGTTAAAGCAATGTTGTTCATTGTCACGTTAGCCATTGGTTATTTATACGTTGACATGAAAATGATGTATGCAAAAAACATTGATGGTCAATCGGCTAAATTAGACAAGGTTGAAATGAAAATTGATGCATTAACAAATCAATTACGCAAGTCTGATTCCTTATTATCTGCAAGCTCAACAAAATTAATGGTTTTATCTGAATTAGGTCATATTAAATGATTTATTGGGTTTACGCATTTATTATTTTGTCAATGGGTGGATGCGTTTCTGCTGTAGCAGAAAAAGATACCGAAATAAAAGATAAAAAAGTATTGGTAAAAGTAGACGACTTTACTTCAATAATAGAACGTGCAAAAAAAAACCAGGCAATGGCATTTAATGTTGGAGCAAAGGCTGACAATGCAATGGTTAACAAGGTTGAAGCAGTAGCACAAAAAATCAATACATTAGAATCAACGATTGAGAAGTTAGAGGAAAAAAATGAAAAACTGCAAGAACAAGTTAAGTCTAATCCTAGTTTTGATATTCCTTTTTTCATGGAATCTATCATTGACAGCACAAACATATCCAAAGAAAAAAATAATTAATGGTGATACGGTAATCGTAATGACCGAAAGTCAAGCAAATAATATCAATGCATTGTTTCGAAATTTAAAAAAAGATAACAAGAAACAATTAGCTATTTCGGATTCATTAAAATCAATTGTAAAAGTATTTGACCAAGATAAGATTATTTATGTGCAGTCATTAGACAAGGCACAGAAGTCATATATGTTAAGTGAAGAGGAGAACAAAATATTGCTTCAAACACAACAATCATTAAAAATAGGTAGATTTGCGCAAGATATTAGTGTTCTTACACTTATGTTTACAGTTGTAGTATTATTAAAAATATCATTTATTAAATAACAATGAAGCTATCAGAACATTTAGATTTATCCGAGGTTACTCGATCAGACTCAGCTAAAAGAAATGGCATAAGTAATATGCCAACACCTGAGCACACAGACAACTTAGTATTATTGGCTAATAAAGTATTTGAGCCAATACGTAATCACTTTAAAGTACCTATTCTTATCTCAAGTGGGTATCGTTCAAAAGAATTAAATTCTAAAATTGGAGGATCATTAACAAGCCAACATTGCTCAGGTGAAGCATTGGATATTGACATGGATGGTTCGTCTAGTGGCGTAACTAACAAAATGATATTTGATTACATTAAAGATAACTTAAACTTTGATCAATTAATTTTTGAGTTTGGCACTCAAACAAATCCTGATTGGGTCCATGTATCATATGAATCATCTGGAAAACAACGCAAGCAAGTATTAAGGGCAAGTAAATCAGGAGGAAAAACTTCATATGCCCCATATAAATGAAAAATTTAAAATACTTACTCGGCATTCTGTCGATTTCATTAATGTTTTCTTGCAAACCGTTACATTCTGTAACGACTACGAAAGAAATTGTACGTATAGATACCGTACGTGATTACAAAGTAATTACAAAATTCCAAGCTGTTCATGACACTTTGACCATAGATAATCCATGCGACTCTTCTGGCATCTTAGCGAACTTTTATACTAAGATTAAGGTACCACAAGGCAAGATAATAATTCGTTCCGTACAGGGCAAGATTCAAGCCACAGTGGATATTGATTCTATTGAGTCTGTATACCAAGATAAGTATAAATCTAAATCAACAACTAGTACGCACAAGAGTGAAAAAGTTATACGTACAAATGAGATTCCTAAATGGGTAATTTGGTTTATGGCTATAAGTGGAGTTTTGTCATTTTTATATATTAGAGAGAAAGTTAGTATTTTTGTAAAATAACTACCAAAGAATAATAAATGGCAAGGATAAGTACGTACCCTAATGATACAAACGTAACAGGTCTCGATAAGTGGATAGGCAGCGACGCCGATAATTCAAACATTACCAAGAACTTTACAGCCGATGCAGTAGCATCTTATTACAATAGGGTATCAAAGATTGATACAGGGTATTTCTCATGGGAGTTTGTCCCTGATTTGGCTCCTGCTGTTCAGTCATCAATGACATTTGAGAAAGTAGGTTGGACTAACAATACCATTAACTTAACAGGACTTGGTGGCGTGATTAGAGTATCTAATCTAACGCTTGCTAACACTGTACCGGGGACATTTATTGAGAACGAATGGGTTAATAAAATTTTATTAGTTCATATCCCACAAAGCCCTAGTTTATACGCATTCTACAGAGTAGATGCGGTAGTTCAAGATGGGTGGTTCTATTTATTGACATTAACATTTTTAGATGGGAACAATAGTGTCATTCAAAGAAATGACCCTGTTGCTTTTGGTATTTTCTCTGCTATTGCAGGGACAAGTGGTACCTCAGGCACATCGGGAACAAGTGGTACAACAGGTACTAGCGGTACGTCGGGAACGAGTGGCACATCAGGCACTACGGGCACGAGTGGCACGTCAGGAACGAGTGGCACATCAGCAACTAGTGGAACAACAGGTACTTCAGGTACAAGTGGTAGCTCAGGTACATCTGCAACCTCAGGAACATCGGGTACAAATGGTACAGGAGGAACATCGGGTACGTCAGGTACGTCTGCGACCTCAGGTACAACAGGTACGTCAGGAACATCCGCAACTTCAGGAACATCAGGCTCATCAGGTAATACCGGTGATAGATATGCGACCACATCAACAACGACATTTACCTTAGGTAATGCAGGTACGATAACTGTAGGATTGGGATTAGCTTATACAGCAGCTCAATCTATTATCGTTGTTTATGATGCGAGTAACTTTCAAGAATGCGAGGTTATTGCTTATAATCCAGCAACGGGTGCTTTACAATTTGCCGCACCAACAAGAACTGCTGGAGGTGGCACATATAGTTTATGGACAGTCAACCTTGACGGTGCTAGTGGTGGCGATGGTTCATCGGGTACAAGTGGTACAAGTGGCTCATCAGCAACATCAGGCACGTCGGGTACAAGTGGTACAACAGGAACGAGCGGTAGCTCAGGCACGAGTGCGACTAGTGGTACTTCAGGTACAACAGGAGTTGATGGAACGAGTGGAACGAGTGGTACATCAGGAACTACAGGTACTAGTGGTACGTCGGGCACGTCAGGAACGACAGGAACGTCAGGAACTTCAGCTACATCAGGCACATCGGGTACGACAGGTACCTCAGGTTCTAGCGGTACGAGTGGTACGACAGGAAGCAGTGGCACGAGTGGCACGAGTGGTGTTGATGGAACAAGTGGAAGTAGTGGTGTAGATGGAACGAGTGGTACGAGTGGAACAAGTGGCACATCAGGTACAGCAGGTACATCAGGGCGTAATGGTATTGACGGGTCATCAGGAGCAGCAATTGTTAACTGGTATGGTGCTTTTACAAGCACAGTTACACAAACAGTTTCAGGCGCAAATACAGCCACAGCTATTACATATACTAATGTTGAGTTATCAAATGGTATTGTATTTAGTGGTTCCCAAATTACCGTTCAACATACAGGTATATATGAGATTGGTTATTCTCTTCAATTAGAAAAAACATCTGGTGGTTCAGCTGTTGATGTTGATATTTGGTTAAAGAAAAATGGTACTAATATTATTAGAACCGATTCTGTTATAGGGCTAGTTTCTAACTCAGCGAAACAATTACCATTTGTATCTATTATAGATAGTGCAAGTGCTAATGACTACTATGAGGTTTACTTCTCATCAACAAGTCCTAACGTACAAATAACTGCTATTTCAGCAACTGGTATCCACCCGGCAGCACCTTCTATCATCACCAACATTAAACAAATTGGTGTGTCGGTTGGATCAACCTCAGGAACCTCAGGAACCTCAGGTGCACAAGGAACTAGCGGTGCTAGTGGTACATCAGGCACATCGGGTACGTCAGGTGCTCAGGGTACAAGTGGAGCGAGCGGTTCATCAGGTACCTCAGGTACAAGTGGACTAGCAGGCACATCAACTCGTGTTGAGCAGAACTTTACAGCTACAGCAGGTCAGACTACATTCACCATTACAGGTGGGTATACCATTGGTCTTATTGACGTGTACATTAACGGTGCTCGCCTTTTGCCAACTGACTATACAGCGACTAACGGCACGACAGTAGTATTAGGCACACCTGCATTGCTAAACGATGCGGTGACCGTGCTAAACTATACTTCTAGCATTGCAGCACTACCTACATCTAGAGATGTGTTTGACTACACAGCAACAGCTGCTCAGACAACTTTCACAGTTAGCGGAGGCTACACAGTAGGCTTGCTAGATGTGTATGTCAACGGTTCTAAGCTTACGCCTGCTGAGGTGACAGCGACCAATGGCACAACCTTTGTGTTGACAGTTGCTTCGGTAGTTGGGGATCAAGTTCAAGCTATCCGATACAACTCATCAATTAATGGTGTGTCAGGAAGCGGTACGGCAAACTATGTATCTAAGTTTACTGCGAGTGGTACGATTGGGAATAGTAGTATTCAAGATAGTGGTTCTGCTTTGTCATTTGGTGTCGCATCTACTTTTTTAGATATTGTAAACATAGGAACTGCTGGTACTGAAAGACTAAATATATTTGGAGCAGGTTCTCAATATATAAATATTAAAAATACTACAACAAATGCAGATATGTTTGTTGGTATGTCATCAGGACTTGCTGCTGCTTATATTGGTACTGGTAGTTCAAATCCTTTTGTATTTGTAACTGCTGGAACCGAACGTATGCGGATAAATGCTGATGGCAACATTAGTATGACTGGAACTTTAAATGTTCAAGGAAATTTAATGGGGCAACTTACAGCTGATAATGCTCCATTATTTAAAGTTGTATCTGGGGCTTCTACAAGTACAAGAAGTGGTATTGCAATTAAAGATTCTTGGAATGGCAGTACTAATACTGGCAGTTTTATGTACTTTTTTGTTGGTACTGGCTCAGGAGAAAGAGAGGCATTGCGGATTACGAATGCAGGAGATGTTTTAATGGGTAAAAGTGCTGAAAATGCAGGTGTAGCTGGATTCCAATATCGTGGGGCAGCTCCTGGACTTGTTCAAATTACAAGGGATGGTGGCGAGTCTTTACAATTGTGGAGATACACATCAAACGGGAAAATGTTAGTATTTTATTATAATGGTGCGGAAGTGGGTTCAATTTCGTCAAATACAAATTCTTTACCATCTGACTTAAACTTCAAAAAAGATATAAGTAATATTTCAATAGGTTTAAATCTTGTTAATAAATTAAGACCAGTTCATTATAGACACAAATTAGATGAAGATAATGAGGCTTTATCAAATGGTATTATTGCTCAAGAATTAGAGCAATCATTATTAGATTGTGGTATTGAAAAAAATACTCTTTTAATGTTGCAACATAAGCCAAATGAAAAGGAAAACGAATCTCAATATTGGGTAGATTATACTAAAATGATTCCTATTTTGATTAAGTCCATCCAAGAACTTTCTGCCAAAATAACCATCTTAGAAAATAAATAGTTATGACAAAAATATCGAATCAATATAGTTTAACCAATGTCCTCACCGCTGATGTAGTTAATGGCAGGGTGGGGGTAAATAATGGCAGCCCAACCGTAGCTTTGGATGTGACAGGGGCGGGGAAGTTTTCGAATGTTGTAACGGCAACAAGAGGAAGTTTTGCTCCATCATTTATTGCAATAGGTAGTAGTGCGGGAAATGGACAGATTCAAATAAGTAATAGTGCCAATTATGTAATCGGAGCAGGTACTGATTATGGTGGAATGAGTTTTACTGTAGGAGGAGGCGAAAGATTAAATATACTTAACAATGGAAGCGTAGGTATTGGAACGAGTTCTCCTCCACATAATTTATCAGTAAAAGGAAGTAGTGCTACGGATATGATATCTTGGACAGACAATGTAAATAATACTGGTTATTTGGGTATTCGTGGAGGTGGCGTAGTTTGGATGAATGCTGATAATAATTTAGTATTTGCAACTGCGGCTACCGAACGTATGCGGATTACGAGTGGGGGGGATTTATATTTTGGAAGTTCTAGTATTACTACCGCAACAACATCAATATATCTTGAAAAAGCAGGTGGAGATATAATTCAAGTTTTTCCATATAGTAGCGGTTCAAGTGTTTTACAATATTATTATAGACAAAATGGTGCATTAGTTGGTTCAATTAGTTATAACGGAGCAACAGTTTTATTTAATGGTACTTCTGATTATAGACTTAAAGAAGATTTAAAAGATTATAATGGATTAGAAATTATAAATAAATTAAAAACTTATAACTTTATTTGGAAAGATACTAATGTAAGAGATTATGGAGTAATGGCTCATGAACTACAACAGGTGTTGCCAAATTATGTAACAGGAGAAAAAGATGCTTTAAATAAAGATGGAAGTATTAGTCCACAAGCGGTTGACTATTCTAAAGTAGTTCCCGTTTTAATCAAGTCCATCCAAGAACTCTCTGCCGACTTAACATCCGCTAAACAAGAAATAGAATTATTAAAAGCAAAGTAATATGTCAAAGAATACTCAATTAGGAAATTTAGTTAATGGGATATTTGTCGATTCAACAGGACGAGTTGGGGTGGGGACGCAGAGTCCGAATCATCCATTAACCGTTAAAGCAGATTCATCAGCAAATGGCATAAATATTATAGCAGAAACAGGCGGTTTTGCACAATTATCATTAAGTAATGCTGGAAATACATTAATTGGGAATGCTATTACTCAAGTACCAAATTCTACAAGTTTTGATATGTATTTTAGTACATATAATGGAACTTCTAGAACCACTAAAATGGTAATTAATGGAGCAGGCAACGTAGGTATTGGAACGACTTCGCCATCGGCACCATTACACGTTTTTTCAACTGCGGCAGTAACGGCTGTTTTTACAAGAGACTTGACTACTGATGTATCTTTAAGAATATTATCAGATAATAGCGGAGCTATTTTAGACACGCAAGGTGTTCATAGTTTAAGATTTCAAACAAGCGATACCGAACGTATGCGGATTACGAGTGGTGGGAATATGTTAATGTCAAAAAATTCAGTTATTGGTATTAATACTGATGATGGTGCTGATGATGGGTATTTAGCTTTATCTGGTGCAAGTGCTGATGGTCCAACAAGAGGGGGATATATATATTTATCAGGCAATGAAAGGGCATCAGACCCTGGTCACGTAACTATAGGTGCAGGTAATGTTATTGGAATTGGTTCAGTTATTACATTTAGAACTGCTGGAACTGAAAGAATGCGACTTATTGGTAATGGAAGACTTCTTATTGGAACAAGTACAGACCAAGGTTATTTGCTTTTTGTAAATGGAAATGCTGCTGGTACATCTGGTTTTGCAAACGTATCAGATGGAAGACTTAAGAAAGATATTGTACCTATTGAAAATGCATTAAATAAAGTAAATAAATTAAATGGAGTATCTTTTAATTGGGATAAAGATTCAAGAACTGACTTAACTTTAGATGATAATAATCATTTAGGATTAATTGCTCAAGATGTAGAAAAAATATTGCCACAGGTAGTATCAACAGGTGATGATGAACTTCAAACTAAAACTATTACCTATTCTGACATTGTGCCCGTATTGATTGAAGCAATAAAAGAATTATCTAAAGAAATAGAAATTTTAAAACAAAAATAAATATGACAAATTTTGCATGGAGCGTATACCAGCTCGATACAGTACCTCAAGAAGGAAATTTAATGGACGTGGTTATTGTAGTTCACTACGGCCGTACAGCAGTAGACGGAGAATACTCAGCATACTCATACGGAACAATGGCTTGCCAAACTCCATCTGAGACAGACTTTACAGCCTACCCAGATTTAACATTCGACCAAGTATGTTCTTGGCTTGATGCAGGATTACCGGTAGCTGATATCGATGCAGGATTACAGCAGGATATTGATAATCAAATCAATCCGCCGATTATTGTGCTCCCAATCCCTTGGTTAGTTGAATAATTTTGTTTATTTTTATGTATGGCATACGTATATAGACATATCAGATTAGATAAACATGAGCCTTTTTATATTGGGATAGCAACTCATTTAAAAAGGGCTTATGATAAAAAATCAAGAAAAAATAAAATATGGCAAGTTATAGTTGCTAAATCTGACTATAGAATAGAAATATTGTTTGATGATTTAACAAGAGAAGAGGCTTTAGAAAAAGAAAAGGAACTGATTTTATTATATGGTAGAATAGATAAAAAGACAGGCACACTATGTAATTTAACTGATGGTGGTGAAGATTTTCCAGGGCATTGGAATATAGGAAGAAAAGCATCTGAAGAAACAAAAGCTAAACTAAGAGAAGCAGCAAAGCATAAACCACCTAGAAGTGAAGAAGGTAATAAAAGAATATCACTTGCTTTAACAGGTAGACCTAAATCAGAAGAACATAGAAGAAAGTTATCTGAACATTTTAAAGGTAAGTCTCAAGGTCCTTGGAAAGAGGAACAAAGAAAAAAGAATCTTGATTTTTGGATTAAAAAATATATCCCAATTGCTCAATATGATTTAGAAGATAATCTTATAAAAATTTGGGATAATAGAATACTTGCTAGTATTGAATTGGGATTAAAAAAAGACATTATTAGGGAGTGTTTAAGAGGAAGAAAAAAGGAATATGGAGGTTATAAGTGGAAGAATTATACAACAACCGAAGCTCCTATTTAATTAGGAGTTTTAATTGTTTTTAGTAATTTTGTAATGTAAAATTTAATAAACTATACACATGAAAAAGTATCGTGATCTGTTAGGCTTGGTTCACTACCTTAACCAATCTATCGAACAAGGCAAAACTATTGGCCAAAAGAAGTTAACAAAAATTGGTGACCTACTTAAGCCGCACATTGACTCGTACAACGACAAGAGAGAATGGATATTGTTATCTAACGCAAGTGTAGATGAGAATAAGAATCTTATCGTTGATGAGAACAATGCTTATAAGTATACTGCTGAAGGAGCACACAAGCGTGATAAGGAACTAATGGAATTGTTCTTATCTGACTTCGACTATACACCAATACAAATTAACTCACCATCTGAGCTTGACCAATATACATTCTTATATGGTTGGGTAAACGGAGTAGAGTTTACTATTGAGCCTGAGGAAGAGGTAGAAATCTAGAAGTAATATTTAATAGCTGATATTACATCAACAGCAGTGATACTCCTTTGACATTCAAATTGTCGAGGAGTATTTTTATTTACGGGGCACCAATCAAAGTCTCCACGGTCGAATTTATGCTCAGGGTTGTTCCAACAGCCATGGCACACGCTCTTGTTAGTTATGCGTATGCAGTCAAACTCGTGGTCATCTTTGGTGAAGTTACTTATCATCACGACTTGTTTGTCTAATGCCCACGCAAGCCAGCTCAAGCCTGAGCTAAGTCCGAGAAAAAACTCGCTGTTATATATAACGCTCATTGTGTTCTCAATGCTCACGTTATCTATCTTCTCGCAATTGTCAAATGGGTTGTCTTCTTTAGACACATTAATCACCCTGTACCCACGTGCGTGCAAATAGTTAATTGTCTCTTGCCACCCTTCTCGTGTCCAAAACTTACAGCCTGCCGTTGAGTTAGTAGCAATCGTCACATACTTACCATAGGTATTCTTGCGTTTCTTAAACTTTATTCGAGGCTTAAGTTCTTCAAACTCTAGTCCCAATATATTTGCTGCCGCTTGTTGGAGTGGTATCGTGTTAGGCATGACCGGTTCTTTGTTCTCGTCGTAGAACCATCCAAGATTATACTGCCCTGATATACCGTTCACTTCGGTGCCTGGGCTTACAAACTCTAGCTCAGGGTAATTAAATAAATGGTTCCAGAATGTTGACACCACCACATGGCAGTCGTGCTTTTCTTTGAACGCTAACACGTATGGCATCCAAGCAAGAGTGTCGCCAAGTGACGACGAGTCAAATGATATTAATACTTTCTTGTTTTTATATGACAGCGTGCTCTCGTACACGAGCTCATCATTCTCAAATACCTTAGTTGTCCATTCGGTAAAATATTTCCGATTAAGTTTTACCCACGAGTTAGACTTAATTGTATTCTCGTAATGGCACGTTCCATGCTCATCAAAGAACTGAACTTTAAAGTTAAACTCTACAGGCGACTTAAGTTCTAAGTATGGGCCATCAATAAAGTTTTGTATTAATGTCACATCTTGGTCCTCCTTCTTATTATTCAAGGTATGCTTATAGAAGCCTAAGTATTCAATGCCAAATATTTCTGTTGTCTCATATATTGGCTTCTCATAGTTTGCTTTAATTGTTCTAAGGTCCGTGTCAATGGGCTGTATATACTTATCGTATATACCACAGTATTGTGGCAAGTTATGAGCAATGATTGGCAAGCCATAACTAATCGCTTCTCTAAGCACAAGTGGGTTGCATTCCCACGTAGAGTTGAACATAAAGATGTTAGCACCAAACATAAAGTCTGACACATCCTCTCGCTCTCCATGAACAATTACATTCTTTGGCAAGTCTTTCATTAATGGCTCCCAATAGTCTTTGAAGTTCCCTGCTTGGTTGCCAACAAAGTGGAATGTAAAATCAGGATACTTTCTTGCTATCTCGATTCCTTCTGCTTGGTTCTTGCCTGGTGTCCATAGCCCAACATTTAACACGTCTTTACCCGTTGGTAGAATAGTTCTTTGTTTGTTGTCAATTGGATAATTAATAACTTGCTTGTACGATGGCAAACTCTCAAATGTTTTGTAATGATATGGCGTACAGAATGCATATGAGTCAGGGTGGAACAAAGTCTCTTTGATAGGATCAAATGCAATGTCATGACAAGTCTCTACTATTCTGTAGTCTCGGTTATTACTATACAACTTAGCCATGATGCTGTGGTCAAACCGTTCAGCAGGCTCGTGTAGATGGATGATGTCAGGCTTAAAATCACTTATCGCTTTAAATAGCAACGTCTTATCCTCATACAGCGTGGTAAAGTTCTCGCCTACAATATCTTTTATCTTGTTGCGTTGCACCACATAGTCTAAACTGTAGCAAGTATACTCAACCACGTATGGTGTAATCTTGCCATCTAAAGCTTCGAGTGTCTTAAGCACAAATGCAGGCATGCCACCTGTCGATAGGTGTGGCACTAGATACATTACTTTAATCGGACTAATCATCTGAACCATCTTCTCATAGCTTTTCTCTCCATGGTAGAATAGTAGCCTTTCTTTGCTTGCCGGTATTCTAACCCAACTGCCCATCATGTAATCTTCACCGGTAAATATGTCCATGCTATTTACCCTGTCGACCATATCCTGCTTACCGTTCACGTAGATATATGGCAGTCCATCATGGAAATTGTACTTCCATAATAATACGTTTAATATTGTCTCCTCATTGTAGGGAGCATAGAAGTCGTTCATGGCAAGCACCACTGGATGCATACACATGTTATACCATTCTTTTAGGAATATGATGCAGTTTCTATTTGCAACAAAGTACCCCGTCTGTCTGTAGCGTTGTCTGACATATTGGTCTACACCGAACAGCTCGCATGCAGGATGCTCAAGTGTTGTGCTCAGGTCATCTCTACTCTCAGCCCCTCCCCTGTCGCCAACATGCAAGTAGTCATAGATACCCTCCACAAAGTAGGGGATAGGGGATGACTCATCGAACATGTCGAAAATAGTTGATGCGTATTTAGTTGCTACTGAGTCGGAGTCTATGTAGGCTACGGTCTCTGCGTACTTTAATGCATCAGCCACAATGAGTGGGCGTTGGATAAGAAGTTTGTAGATGTCAAGACTTGACCTATCGATGTACTCAGTCTGATCCGGGTTAATGGCATCGCAATCCCACCTGATGGTAAAGGTTGCGTTCTTAATCTGCCTATCCGAGTTGAGCATGTATACTAGCGTTGGAATGCTAGTATAGTAGTTTAATGACTGTACGCATGCCTCTACTGTTTCTGCGTATGATTCAGTTGCGTATAATACGTATGCTTGCTTCATAATCCAAATTTAATTAATATTGTATCAAAACCCAATTTAAATGAACATAGAAGTTAGCATCGGAGAGGCTGTAGACAAACTGTCGATACTTAGTATTAAGATGGAGAAGATTAAAGATGAGTCAAAGTTAGAGAATGTATCTAAGGAATACTATATGTTACTTGACTTGCTTGAAGAAGAAATGTTTACCAACCCTTTGTATTATAAACTTAAAGATGTAAATAAAAGACTATGGGAGATTGAGGATGAGATTAGAGTTTGCGAGAAACATGGAGACTTTAACTTAAATTTTATTAGACTAGCACGTGCTGTGTACCATCGTAACGACGAGCGTGCGGATATTAAAAGACAGATTAATTTAAAATATAACTCCAATCTAATCGAAGAAAAACACTACCAAGCATATTAGTAAAAGAAAATTGTTAATTTTACGGAATAGTTAAATAAAATAAAAATGAAAAAATTAGAAGAACAAGAACTAGAGCGTTTAAACAACGCAACCAAATCACTTCGTGAGGCACGCAATACAATTGCCGATATTGAAATCTCAGCACACCGTTTAGAGTCAAGAAAGAAAGCTGTTCTATTTAATGCAGAACAAGCTGCCGAAGAGTTAAATAACATCCAAGGTGAGCTTCAAGAAAAATACGGAAATGTTCTCATAGATGTTACCACTGGGGAAATTAAAGAAGATAACCATGATAATTCGTAAATTATCTGTTGGCGTTGACTATAAGTCATCGATGAATTATATTACCGGTCAGTCAGTACTGAACGGCAATTATGTTATTCACTTAATTAAGATAACGGATGCTGGCTCCTATCAGATTTTCATTGAACAAAATAAAGAAGTTGTTCTATGGAAAGAGATAGGTAGCACAGTTCCAGTATCGGTAGAGTACAACATAGAATTCTAATATAATGAAGTCTCCTTTTTATTTTGTCATCAGCTCGAAAGATGGCAAACGCTACGACAATGAGCGTAACGGAATTATCATTTCTACTTCTAAAGAGGACCACCTAGCAACAATGCGTGAGGCTGTTGTCATCTCTACTCCTATTGGCTATGAAGGTCCGATAGAAGAGGGCGACATGGTGCTTGTTCATCATAACACTTTCCGTATTTACTACGACATGCGTGGTAGAGAGAAGTCATCGTGGAATTACTTTATGGATGACTTGTTTTTTATTGATGACCCATATGCCTACAAAAAGACAGGTGGCAGATGGAAAGGAATCGGCAGGTATGTATTTGTTTCTCCGGTTGAGAACGACTACACTGGCATCACTACTGTAGATGCAGAAAAGCCCCTTGTGGGCACGATAAAGTTTGCAAACGAAGAAGTACTTAGCCTCGGTATAAACGAGGGCGACACGGTCATATTTGAGCCTGAATCAGAGTATCCTTTTTATGTGGATGGAGAGAAAGTTTATCGAATGTACACCAAGAATATAACAATCAAATTAAATGAACAAGATAACGGACTTAAAGAAACGCATAATTGATTCTGGGTATAAAGCCGTTGAAGAATTAATTAAGGTTGCAGAAGAAAGGATTGTCACGCATGCTGAGGATGACCTTAGTGCTGACAAGTTAAAGAATGCCGCTCAAGCAAAGAAGCTCGCCATTATGGATGCGTTCGAGATTCTTAAGCGTGTCGAAGAGGAGAATAATATCATCGAAGGTGTAGTTAATAATCAAGTCAATACGAACAGAGGGTTTGCCGAGTCTAGAGCTAAGAACAAATGAGTTTACACAAACTTCTTATTGATGTCATACCACAGAAAGTTCTTGACAAAAAGAACGCTAAGAATCAGTGGGAGTATGGATGGGATCCGGAGTATGATATGGTTGTCATATCTAAAGATGGGACCGTCGGAGATATATACGACATCCAAGGATTAAGAGTTGCTCTTCCGCATACCCCTAATAAAGTTAATTACAAAGCCAACAAATGGGAGCCTATTGAATTACCAAAAGAACTGTCTCGTATCAAGACAATCTTTGATTGGAACAGACGTGATAACTCGTTTAAGAATCAATGGGTCGACTTTATCGAGAAAGAGTTTGATCGACGTGAGCTTGGATATTGGTTCATAAACAATGGCGTAAAGACTTACATCACAGGTCACCACTACATGTACCTACAGTGGACTAAGACTGACGTAGGCCATCCTGACTTTCGTGAGTCAAACAGGATATTCTTTTTATTTTGGGAAGCGTGTCGTGCTGATACACGATGCTTTGGGATGTGTTACTTAAAGAACCGTCGTTCGGGATTCTCGTTCATGGCCTCCTCGGTATCTGTTGATATTGCAACACTTGCAAAAGATGCACGTATTGGTATGGTGTCAAAGACCGGACCCGATGCTAAGAAAATGTTTACCGATAAGGTTGTTCCAATTGCGAACAACTATCCGTTCTTCTTTCAGCCCGTGCGTGATGGTATGACCACACCAAAGACTGAGCTTGCCTTCCGTGTACCTGCTTCTAAGATTACACGTAAGAATATGGATCAAGAGCAAGATGAAGCGATGGACGGACTAGATACATCTATTGACTGGCGTAATACATCAGACAACTCATATGATGGAGAGAAGCTTCGATTCTTAATTGAGGACGAGGCTGCCAAGCTAGAGAAGCCAATGAACATAGAGAATGGGTGGCGTATTCGTAAGACTTGCCTCCGCTTAGGTGCAAGAATTATTGGTAAGTGTATGATGGGCTCAACATCCAACGCACTAGATAAAGGTGGAGAGAATTATAAAAGACTATATGAAGATTCAGATGTTAGGAAACGCAACAAGAACGGGCAGACTCTTTCGGGTCTGTATGCTTTATTTATACCGATGGAGTATAATTTTGAAGGATATATTGATGAGTACGGCCACGCTGTATTAGAGACTCCCGAGAAGCCAGTTCGTTCAGCTGAGGGAACTTGGATTACTCAAGGGGTTATCGAGTATTGGAACAATGAAGTTTCATCTTTAAAGTCAAACCCTGATGCACTTAATGAATTCTATAGACAGTTCCCTAGAACAGAGTCTCACGCTTTCCGTGATGAGACTAAGTCATCTATTTATAACTTAACTAAATTATATCAGCAGATAGATTACAACGATGGCATGATAGCTGATCGTGTACTAACGAAAGGGTTCTTTCATTGGAAAAATGGTGAGAAGGACACAGAGGTTATTTGGACACCCGACAAGGCAGGTCGGTTTATCGTGTCCTGGATTCCAGATATTGCAATGCGTAATAACTATATAACTAAAAATGGAATCAAATACCCTCTTAACGAACACGTTGGTGCGTTTGGATGTGACCCTTATGATATTTCGGGTGCTACATTTGGTGGTTCAAACGGTGCTCTTCATGGCCTTACTAAGTTTAATATGGCGAATGCTCCGTCAAATGCGTTCTTCCTAGAGTACGTTGCTCGTCCACAGACAGCAGAGATATTCTTTGAAGAGGTCCTAATGGCTTGCGTATTCTACGGCATGCCCATACTTGCAGAGAATAACAAAGCTCGTCTACTATATCACTTTAAGAATAGAGGCTATCGTGGATTCTCAATGAATAGACCTGATAAGCATAAAGCAAAACTGTCCTTTACAGAAATTGAGATTGGCGGTATACCGTCTTCAAGTGAAGACATGAAGCAAGCACACGCAGCAGGTATCGGTACTTACATTGAGAAATATGTAGGGTATGATTTAGAAGGCACTTACCGAAATCCAGATGAGGTAGGTAACATGCCATTCAATAGAACTCTTTTAGACTGGTCTAAATTTAACGTGAACGACAGAACAAAGTTTGACGCTTCGATTAGTTCGGGTTTAGCGATTATGGCAAACCAAAAGCATATTTATATGCCGGAGAAAAAAGAGTCAAAAATAAGCATTAAATTTGCAAAATACGATAACAGCGGTTCAGCGAGTAGACTGAAAATAATATGAACGACCCTTTAATAATGATTAACCCCTCCAACTTTCCAACGCAGCTGGCAACAGATGCAGAGAAAGCGTCTAAGGAGTTCGGATTAAAAGTAGGCCAAAGTATCATGTGGGAATGGTTTGCAAAGACAGGAAATAACTGTCGTTACTATTCTCAATGGATTGACTTTCACCGTATTAGATTATATGCTCGTGGAGAGCAACCAATAAATAAATACAAAGAGCAATTCCAAGTAGATGGGGATATGTCACATATCAACCTTGATTGGACTCCCGTTCCTATTATCCCTAAGTTTGTTGATATCGTTGTTAACGGGATGAATGACCGTCTTTTTGAGGTTAAGGCACACGCGCAAGATGCAATGTCTATCGAGAAGAAAAGCAAGCACCAAGAAATGGTTGAGGCAAATATGCTATCAAAAGATATTTTGATGCAAATTAAAGAACAGTTTGGTGTAGATACATTTGATGTAAATCCAGATGAGCTACCAGCTAGCGAGGAAGAGTTGAGCTTATATATGCAACTTAAATATAAGCCTGCTATTGAGATTGCTGAAGAACAAGCAATTAATACAATATTAGATTTAAATCATTACAATGATGTTAGAAAGAGAGTTGATTACGATATCACAACAATTGGTATCGGTATGGTCAAGCACTCATTTGTACCTGGAACTGGCGTAAGAGTAGAATATGTGGACCCTGCAAATATGGTATATAGTTACACGGAGTCACCAACTTTTGACGACTGTTTCTATTTTGGCGAAGTTAAGCAAGTACCTATTACTGAACTTATTAAGATTAAACCTAACATTACTAATGAAGAGCTTGCGGAAATTCAGCAGCTTGGTACAGCTTGGTATAATTACTATGGTGTACTTCGCCCTTATCGTAGTGACTTGTTTAACAGAGATGTTGTTACTTTATTGTATTTCAATTATAAGACTGATAAAACGTATGTCTACAAAAAGAAATACACGGAAAACGGAGGATCAAGAGTAATTGAGAAAGACGAAAGTTTCCAAGTTCCTGAAGGAATGGAGGAGCGTTTTGAGCGTATTGAAAAGCGTATTGATGTTTGGTATGAGGGCGTAATGGTGATGGGATCCCCTTATCTATTGAAGTGGGAGCTTGCTAAGAACATGGTTCGCCCTAAGTCTGCATCTCAGTATGCATTGCCTCAGTATATTGCTGTTGCCCCACGTATGTACAAAGGAGTTATCGAGTCATTGACTCGTCGCATGATTCCTTTTGCTGACTTGATTCAATTAACTCACTTAAAGTTGCAACAAGTATTACAACGAGTTGTGCCGGATGGTGTGTACATTGATGCCGATGGTATTAATGAAGTTGACTTGGGAACAGGGGCAGCATACAATCCAGAGGATGCATTAAGATTGTATTTCCAAACGGGTAGTGTTATTGGTCGAAGTTCTACTGTAGACGGTGAGTTTAATAATGGTAGAATACCAATCCAAGAACTTAATACAAATAGTGGACAAGGTAAGATTACTGCATTGATTAATGCATACAATCAATACTTGTCGATGATTAGAGATGTAACAGGTTTGAACGAAGCACGTGATGCTTCTTCTCCAAATCCTGATGCGTTAGTAGGCGTACAAAAGCTTGCTGCATTAAACTCTAACACAGCGACTCGTCATATCTTAGAAGGTGGATTATTTATTACACGTAGATTATCTGAGGCTTTATCGTGTCGTGTTGCTGATATTTTAGAATACTCTGATTTCAAAGAGCAATTTACTATGCAAATTGGAAAACATGCAGTTGGTATTTTAGATGAAATCAAAGATTTATACATGTATGACTTTGGTGTATTCATTGAGGTATCTCCAGATGAGGATCAGAAAGCACAACTTGAGGCTAACATTCAGATGGCTTTACAGCGTGATCAGATTAGCTTAGAAGATGCAATTGATATTCGTCAAATGAAGAATCTTAAACTTGCTAACGAATTGCTTAAGTTTAAGCGTAAGCAGAAGCAGAAGCAAGATATGGAGCAGGAGCAACAAAAGATTCAAATGCAGACTCAAGGCAATATCCAATCATCTCAAGCATCTGCTCAAGCAGCATTACAAAAAGTTCAAGCAGAATCACAAGCTAAAGCTCAACTTGCTCAAGCACAAATGCAGTTTGATATTCAGCGCATGCAAGCGGAGGCTCAGATTAAAGAACAGTTGATGCAAAAAGAGTTTGAGTTCAACATGCAACTTAAGGGCATGGAGATTGAGCAGATTAAAAATCTTGATATGGATAAGGAAAAGGCTAAGGATAATAGAACAAAACTGCAAGCCACACAGCAATCTAAATTAATTGAACAACGTCAAAAAGACTTACCTGCTATGAGTTTTGAGTCTGATGAAGATTCGCTTGACGGGTTCAGTCTAGAGGAGTTTAATCCAAGATAAAAATATTTACTACTTTTGTGCAACTAAAATTTAATTTAAATGGAAAATTTTCAAGTAAAACTGGTAGACTTTGAGGAAAAGTCTGTCCAAGAAGTAGAGCAAACTCTACTTAAAGTACACGAAGAAAAAACAGGTATTACTCAAATTGAGGAGCCTGAGACTTTAAAAATAGAAATCCCTTCTGAACCCGACACAGCAGAAGATTTCAAAGGAGAAGAGCAATCAACTCCTCAATCGCCATCATTTGATGACGAGGACGTTCTTTCATATATTAGAAGCAAGTATAATAAAGAAGTCAATTCTATTGACGACTTATTTAAGCCTGTTGAGGCACCTCAGGAATTATTACCTGAAGATGTATCAGCATTCTTAAAGTTTAAGAAAGAAACAGGTCGTGGGTTAGAAGACTTCTATCGTGTTAACCAAGATTTCTCAAATGAAAAGCCGGAGCGTTTATTAGCTACGTATTTAAAAGAATTGAATCCTGAGTTAGACGACGAAGACATCCAATATGAAATGTCCGATAGATTTGGATATGATGAGGAAATGGATGACGAGCGGGATGTTAAAAAGAAAAAACTTGCATTTAAAAAAGAGCTAACTAAGGCATCGAAGTATTTTGATGAACAGAAAGAGAAGTATAGAACGCCACTCGAGTCGATTGGCACATCGTCTATCTCTCAAGAAGATCAGCAAGCTTTGGAGTCTTATAAGCAATATGTAAACCAGGCTACTGCACAACAGCAGGAGCAGGTTAAGAAATCTGAATACTTTGTTCAGAAGACTAATGAATTGTTCAGCAATGAATTTGAAGGTTTCAAGTTCGGAATTGGTGACAAAGATTTATCTTGGAAACCTAGTAATCCAGAAGACTTAAAAAATAAGCAGATGGACATATCTAAATTCTTCAATAATTTTATTGATGATAAAGGATATATTAAAGATGCTAAGTCGTATCATAAGACAATGGCGGTTGCAATGAACCCTGACTCTTTTGCGAAGTTCTTTTACGAACAAGGCAAATCTGATGCAATAGATGAATCTGCAAAGCAGAGCAAAAATATTGACATGGGTAGCGTTCGTACAACAGGACAACCTATAGATAAAGGAGGATTTAAAGTAACATCATTAGATAGTGATCACGGCAACAGGTTAAAAATTAGAAAACTTTAAAAACAAAAACAAATTAAAAAATGGCTGGATCAGTTCAAGGTACCCCAGGCTTTGCTTTACAACCGTCAGCGGTAAAAGCTACATTGCCTACAAACTACATTACTAACTTCGATTTCATGAATCAGTATCTTCCAGATACTTACGAAAAAGAATTCGAGCGTTATGGTAATCGCTCTATTGCATCTTTCTTACGTTTAGTAGGAGCTGAGATGCCGTCTAACTCTGACTTAATTAAGTGGGCAGAGCAAGGACGTTTACATACAAAATATGTTAACGTAACAACTACAGCAGTTGTAGGAGATGACACTGCTACATGGACTGTAAATGATGCTAACGTATCAGTTAACTTCCGTGTTAACCAAACTGTATTCTTATCAGCTAACGCTGGTTCTGCTTCTGACAAAGCTGTTATTACTGCAGTTAACTCTGCTAATGATACTTTCACTGTAGCTTACTACGCAGCAGGTGGACAAACTATCGCAGCTTCTGCAGTTTCTACTGCATTCGTTTACGGTTCTGAATTCACAAAAGGATCTACAGGTATGATTGGTTCTTTGGAATCTGAAGATGTATTCTTCGAGAACAAGCCTATCATCATCAAGGACAAGTACACTGTATCAGGTTCTGACATGGCTCAAATTGGTTGGGTTGAAGTAACTTCTGAGAATGGTGCTACTGGATACTTATGGTACATAAAATCTGAGCACGAGACTCGTTTACGTTTCGAAGATTACTTAGAGATGTCAATGGTTGAAGGTGTTCCTGCTGAAACTGGTTCAGGTGCTTTAACTTACTTAACTGTTGCTGCTTCTCAAGTACAACCTGGTGCTGCTGGTACTGAAGGTTTATTTGATGCTGTAGCTTCTCGCGGTAACGTATGGGCAGGTGGTAACCCATCTACTTTGTCAGACTTCGATTCAATCATCCAACGTCTTGACAAGCAAGGATCTATCCAAGAGAACGTAATTTTCTTGAACCGTAACTTCTCATTCGATATCGATGATATGTTAGCGTCTCAAAACTCTTACGGTACTAACGGTACTTCTTATGGTTTGTTTGACAACGATGAGAACATGGCTTTGAACTTAGGTTTCAAAGGCTTCAAGCGTGGTTATGACTTCTACAAGACTGACTGGAAATACTTGAACGATGCAACTCTTCGTGGTGGAATCGTAGGTGGAGCTATCAACGGTATCTTGGTACCTGCAGGTTCTACTACAGTTTACGATCAAATCTTAGGTAAAAACGCTAAACGTCCGTTCTTACACGTTCGTTACCGTGCTTCTGAGACTGAAGATCGTCGTTACAAGACTTGGATCACAGGTTCTGCTGGTGGTGCTCAAACTAGCGACCTAGATGCAATGGAGGTTAACTTCTTATCTGAGCGTGCTTTATGTACACTTGGTGCGAATAACTTCTTCTTGTTCGAAGCATAGTAAAATATTGGGGAGGAGCAATCCTCCCCTTATTTATTTTTTAAAACTTAAATTATAATCAAATGTCAAAAATAACTATCGAGGACAAGATGTATGTCCTTAAAAGAAAAACATTCCCTATGTCCTTAATGTTGGCTTCGAGAAATACTTCTCGTAAACCACTATTATATTTCGATGAACAAACAGGACAGAATCGTCCTTTGCGTTACGCAACAAATCAGAAGTCCCCATTCCAAGATGAGCAAGATGGCAACGCTATCTTAGAGCCAATTATCTTTGAAGATGGGTTACTTACTGTACCAAGAAATAATCAAGTATTACAAAAGTTCTTAGCACTTCACCCAGAAAATGGCGTATTGTACGAAGAAGTAGATACTAAGAAAGATGCATCTGAGCAAATCGATTGGATTTACGTTCAAATGGATGCATTGAATGCAGCTCGTAACTTAGACTTAGCTACTAAAGAAGCTATTGGTCGTATTCTACTTGGTGCTCGTGTAGATAAATTATCTAGCGAAGAATTAAATAGAGACATTCTATTATACGCTCGTAACAATGCAAAAGAATTCTTAGACATCCTAGATGATCCTGAATTGCGTTTACGTAATATTGCTGCTAAAGCTTTACAAGAAGGATTGTTTTTAATTAAAAATAATAACAGAGACATATACTTTAACTTTACAGAGAATAAGAAAAAATTAATGGGTATCCCATTTGGTGAGGATCCGGTTAAATTACTTATGTCATATCTACAAAGTGATGATGGACTCGAGTTGTATAAAATGATCGAGAAAAAATTGAAGTAATATTAAGGGAGGACAAAAGTCCTCCTTTTTTTATATCTTTGTCATCATGATAAATTCTGTTCGCAACACCGTGATGTCCATTCTTAACAAGGATAATAATGGATATGTAACTCCTGAAGAATTCAACTCGTTTGCAAAGCAAGCGCAGTTAGAAATCTTTACGCAATACTTTTTTGATTTTAAAAACTCAAAAGTATCAGACTATAAGGGTGAGTATACATCAGGATACTCCGATATAACAAAGCAAATAGATCAAACTATCGATTATTTTTCAGAGAATGTTGCATTAGTATACGATACTCCTTCTCAAAAATTTAGAATGCCAGCCGGATGGTTTTTATTAAATGCTTTATATTACAATCAAAAACAAGTTGAGCATGCTGATCAATTAAAGGTGTATAATTTGTTGCGATCAAATCTAACTGCACCTAATGAATTGTATCCTGCATATGTTATGCAAGGTAACGAGATGACAGTATATCCATTGACAATTACTAGTGGAGTTGAAACATATTATGTACGGTATCCATACGATCCCAAGTGGACGTATACGTTAGTTAACGGTAGTCCGTTATTTAATCAGTCGGCTAATGACTATCAAGATTTTGAATTAACATTATCAGACTTCCCAAAGTTAGTTGTTAAAATATGCGAATACGCTGGTACAAGTATTCGTGAACAAGAGGTTGTGGCTAATGCCAAACAAGAAGAAATGTACATGGATCAAAGAGCACAATAATGACTCAAGAAGAATATTACACCAATAATGGGACAAACCCACAAGATTCAAATTGGGGCACCTATCAAAATGTAACATTAAAGGATGTTGTTAACAACTTCCAATTAATGTACATGGATGACGGTGACCTTTTGAATAACATCAATAGGTATAAGATTCTGTTTCACGCAAAGCGTGCAGTACAGGAGCTTCAGTATGATGGGAACCGTGTTATTAATAACTTGCAACTTGAAGTTGGCGATAATTTAAAATTTGTATTGCCACCTGACTATGTTAACTGGGTACGTATCTCATTATTTTGTGGAGGTGTACTTTACCCTATGACTGAGAACTTGCAGGCTAACTCATCTACTGAATTCTTGCAAGACCAATATTACAACATTCTTTTTGATGAAGATGGAGAAGCCTTAATTGGAACATCTAAGTTAGACGAATCTCGTCTTATTGGATTGAATCAATGCTACTGTGAATACAATGATCAATGGGGATGGTATTTAGATGGTCTATGGTATTTTAATTATCCAGGTGGTCAATACTACGGATTAAACACTGAAGCTGCAAATACTAATCCAACATTTACTATTGATAAAACTGCAGGTGTAATTAACTTCAGTACAGGCGTTCATCGTCAGTCAGTTGTATTGGAATACATATCTGATGGCTTATATGGCTTAACAGATGAAGAAATTCCTGTGCCAAAATTAGCAGAAGAATTTATTTATTCGTACATTAAATGGGCGATTTTAAATACAAAGGCGAATCAGCCTGAGTACATAATTAATAGAGCACGTAAAGAAAAAACCTCCAACTGGAGAAATGCTAAAATAAGATTAAGTAATTTACATCCTGGTCGCTTGTTAATGAACATGAGAGGCCAATCTAAGTGGATAAAATAAATGGCTGAGTTACAAAGGAACTTCCTGCAAGGTATAATGAACAAGGATTTAGATCCTCATTTTTTACCCGATGGACAATATCGTGATGCTTTAAATATTATTGTTAATGATTCTGATGGGTATTTTAATACTGCAGATGGAGAGAACAATGGTTCTGTTCAGAATTATTTAGGCAATATAATTATAAACTCAAACTTGGGATTAACTAATGCTATCTGTATTGGTTCTATTTCTGTAGCCGCTGAAAATAAAATATATTGGTTTGTTACATCTGATTTTGCTGATGCAATTTATGAATACAATGAAGATATTAATACAACTCAAATTGTATTAAAAGCTACAAAAACACCTACAACTTCATCTATCCTTAATTTTAGTAAATTATTTTATATAACAGGTATAAATTTTATTAATGGTCTAATATTTTGGACTGATAATTACAATCCACCTAGAAGGATAAATATCGAAAGATCAAAGAATTACCTAGTAGATGGATTTGATGAAAATGATATCAATGTAATTGTTGCCCCTCCTTTAAATTCGCCAACAATAGCATTATCTAATACAGGTGATTCCAATAATTTAGAAAATAAATTTTTATATTTTTCATATAGATATAAATATATTGATGATGAATATAGTGCACTAGCTCCATTTTCAGCTGTTGCATTTCTTCCTAAACAATTTTCATATGACTATGGCGTAGGTGAAAATATATCTATGGTTAATATATATGATACTGTAACAATTACTTATTTAAGAGGAGGAGATAATGTAAAAGAAGTACAACTAATATTTAGAGATACATCTAGTGTAAATACATATGTTATTGATAATATAGAAACTAGGAATTTATCTAGCGTTCAAGCACAAACATATCAATTTAAAAATAACAAAGTATTTACATTATTAGACCCAAATCAAGTAAATAGACTTTTTGATAATGTACCATTGCGTGCTAAAGCGCAAGAGTTGATTGGTAATAGATTAATATATGGTAATTATACTCAGTTTTTTAATTTAGTTGATTGTCAAAATAATCCTATATCTCCGGTATTTAGTTTATCATTAACAACACAATCTATAACAAATAGTAATCCTAAGCCTACATTTAAAAGTAATAGAGATTACGAGATTGGAATTGTTTATTTAGATGATTATGGTCGTAGTACAACAGTAATAGTTCCCAAAGGAAACAATTTACCTGCCACTAGTAATACTATTTTTATACCTGCTAGTAATTCTAATGTAGCTAATAATATACGTGTTACTATTGACAAAAGTTACAAACCTCCTTGTTTTGCTACATCTTATCGTTTTGTAATTAAACAAAATAAACAAGATTATTATAATGTATTTCCATTAACTTATTTTACAGATGGAGACTTTAAATGGTTTTTAATAAATCAATCAGATGTTGATAAAATATCTGCTGGGTCGTATTTATATTTAAAAAATAGCACAAACCCTTCTCCTGCTACACAGTATAAAATTTTAGACATAGAAACTAAATCAGCTAATTTTTTAAACAATGGGAACACGCAACCTTCTGGTATTTATTTTAAAGTAAAAGTTTTAAGTACTTCTCTTCCTCCATCATTTATTTATTCTGGATATGGAGGTAGAAATAACCTTGGGGGAACCGCAGTTACAAATCAATTTCAGGTAGCAGAAAAAGCCATATTTTATGGTAGTGGTTTAAATGACATGACTACAGGTGATGCTAATAGATATTTTATTACTGTCCCTGTTGGTAAGCCAAATGTTGATGCTAGATTTTACGTAGAAATAGATTCAGTAGGAACTAGAGATACATATAAATACTATATAATTTTTGGTAACAATCAAAAGATATTAGTATCAACTAATAGTATACCTATTACTGCAAATTTAGATGAAACATTAAGTTATTCTGGAACTGCAATTGCTAGAAATACTGACTATGGAACTTATGCGTGTTCGATGTCATGTAAAATAAACTTTGCATCACAAACTGGACATAAAAAAGGAGACTTTTGGGTTATTAACTGTAGGGCTAGTTACACTAGTGGGCTAGGCCCTATGAATATATTTGGTGGAGTATCGGCAATAAATACTGTAAATTCAGCAGCTGCTGCTGTATATGTAACTACAAGAGAATGGGCATTAGGTAATTCTGTCGTAGGAAGTAGACCTATTTATCCTGGTGCAGTTTTAGACTTTAATGTTAAATATGGTACTACCGGGACCGAAATAAAAAAACAATTTATTTCATCTTCTTACTATGTAAATATTGAAGAGTGGTTCATCCAAGATGGAGCTTATGCAAATTTTAGCTTTATGGATGGAGGTAATTCAAGTGTAAGTTTTAGACGGGTTCTTGTTTTGCCAACTAGTAATCTTGGCCAAACTGCTAGTCAAGGGGGGTCTATTGGAGCGGTTACTTTAAATGAGCCGGTAGCAATGTTATTGCAAACTCTTGATTATAATGTTCCTAATAGTTTCCTTGCAAAACTAAGTATAGTTCAACAAGAAACTTCTATTCTTTTTGAAACTGTTCCTGTAGATTCAAATCAAGATATTTACTATGAGTTGATTGGAACATATCCAATTATAAACGGCAACCATTATGGTAATCAAACAAATCAAATAATTGGGGCACAACCAGCTATAACTGATTTAAATACTTTTAATGCAAACGGAAACTTTAATGCTTTTGCGTGGGGTAACAATGTAGAAAGTTATAGAATTAGAGATGATTTTAATTCATCTACAATGGAATTTAGCCCACGAGCTAATTCAACTTCAGAAGGATATGCTGAACAAATATTAGTTCAAGCATTAACTTATAGTGGTGTATACCAACAAACAACCTCAATTAATAGATTAAATGAATTTAATTTATCAATAGGTAATTTTAAATATTTAGATATATTTTTTGGATCTATTCAGAAATTATATTCTCGTGATACAGATTTAATTGTATTACAAGAAAATAAAGTATCTAAAGTTTTATATGGTAAAAATTTACTTAGTGATTCTGTAGGTGGAGGTACGATTGCTTCTGTTCCTGAAGTTCTAGGTACTCAAATTGCATATGTTGGAGAATATGGTATTAGTGAAAACCCTGAAAGTTTTGCCATATGGGGAGATGATATGTTTTTTACAGATGCTAGAAGAGGGGCTATTTTAAGACTAGGGAATAACGGTTTGTTTGAAATATCTTCACAGGGTATGAAAAACTGGTTTAAATCAAATCTAGACCCAAGAACTGGTAAAATTGGAATTTTTGATCCATATTTTGAGCATTACGTATTAGCTAATAATACTAAAGATATTACAGGTTGTACAATTGAATTATCTAGTACATCATTTTCTTTTAGTGCTAATCCAAGTGCGCAATATTTGACTATTACTGCAAATCAAGAATGGGCAATTGAAAATGCTGCACAATGGATTACATTATCTTCTTCCGTTGGTATTGGAAATGCAGTGATAACAATATCATTAAATGATACTACTTATAATAGAGATGCACAATTAATATTAACAAGTTGTGGAATTCAATATATAATAAATATTGCACAGTCTAATGTTATAGTTCCAACTACTACATTAGTACCAACAACTACTATAACTCCTACATTAGCTCCTACATTAGCTCCTACATTAGCTCCTACATTAGCTCCTCCTACAACTTTGCCAAATTTCAATTATTATTATGCAACTAAATTGGAATGTGCTGATTGTACTGTTTCTTTAGGTGAAAATTTAATTGTTAAACTTGCAAATGTTACAGGGATAATAGGAAAATATTATGTTTCATTTAGTGGAGATTATATTTATTTATTAACAGCTATTGCGCCATTTAATGCATTTGCTAATCAATTGCAAACTTTTGCATATAATACTTGTGCTAATGCTTGTACGGGCACAACTACTACTTTACCTCCAAGCAATTGTTATAATTATAATGCATTTAATAATAATGATGAGCCATTTACTTTATCTTGGACAGCTTGTGATGGAACACCTAGAACACAAAATGTACCGGCTTTATCATTAAGTACAACTTTCTGTGCTGAGAATGACAGTGTATTTGGATTTGAATTTACAATATATAGACTAGAGCCTTGTACTGTTCCTACTACTACAATTACGCCAACTGCAGCAAGAACGACAACAACAATGAGGCCAATCTATGCATGCGAGAATTATAGAAATAATTCTGGTCGTCAACTAATTGTTAGTTATGTTGATTGTAGTGGGTCTGTTAGAAGACAGGAAATAATTAATAATGGACAATTTATTTGTGCACAATATGAAACTTTGTCAGGATTTGATTCTCAATATTTAACATTAGTTGGTGAATGTTTTCCAAATCCAACTCAAGGACCTACTACCTCAACAACAGCTGGGCCACCTACTACTTCAACTATTGCACCGCCAACTACTACATATTCACCAGGTTTATGTCAGTATTGGCTTATTGAGCCTCCTTATACAGGTTCTGCATTATGGAGATATAAACTTTGTGGATCAAATACGATTACAAATAAAAATTTATTATATACAGACCCCGTTTTCTTTGTATGTATTGATACTGCATATGGAATGAATTTTGTATCTGGTAATTTTGGAACTAGAGCTGATTTACTTGGCAATTGCCCTCCAGCTACATGTTATACATATAGAGCAACCAATAATAATGGAGAGCCATTTACTTTGTCATGGACAGATTGCGACTATACAGAAAGAAGTGTAACAGTAGGGGCATTAATATCTACTACAGTTTGTGCTATAGAAGATTCTGTAGTTGGATATAATTTTACAATTACTAGACTAGAGCCATGTGTTTCACCTACTACAACTTCGGCTCCTACTACAACTACTACTTTGTCTCCAACAACTAGTACTACTTTGTCTCCAACTACTAGTACTACTTTGTCTCCGACTACTAGTACTACTTTGTCTCCGACTACTAGTACCACTTTAGCTCCGACAACTAGTACGACTTTAGCTCCGACTTTAGCACCGACAATAGCACCAATTAACTGTTATAACTATAATGCATATAATACTAATAATGAGACAACTACTTTAACTTGGACAGAATGTAATGGTAATCCAAGAAGTGAAAACGTACCGGCTTTATCATTCAGTACAACTTTCTGTGCACAAGAAGGAAGTGTATTTGGATACGACTTTGAAGTTTATTTAATTAATTCTTGCGGGGTTGCTCCAACTACTACAATAGCTCCTACTAGCACAACGACTACTTTGTCACCGACAACTAGTACTACTTTGTCTCCGACAACTAGTACTACTTTAGCTCCGACAACTAGTACTACTTTAGCTCCGACAACTAGTACTACTTTAGCTCCTACTTTGGCTCCTACAGTGCCTCCTACATTGGCACCTACAGTACCACCAACAGTAGCACCAACAGTACCGCCAACAGCGGCTCCTACTACAACAATTGAACCATTTGATTACTATTATGCTGATAAGTATGAATGTATTAACTGTGGTACTCCAGTAGATACAAATGTTATAGTTAAGTTTGCTCCTGGCACGACAGTAACTATAAATAAAAACTATATAAGCTTTAGTGGTGATTTCAATTACAGAATTCTTGCAGTAGCACCTTATAATGCTTTTGCTAATTTAATGCAAACAGTTGCTTATGACGATTGTAATGCAATATGTAATCCTGCTACTACTACTACTTTAGCACCGACTACCACATTAGCACCAAGCGTTTGTTATAATTACAATGCATTTAATAACAATGAAGAAACATTTACTTTATCGTGGACAGATTGTGATGGTACTGAAAGAACACAAAATGTAGCTGCATTGTCATATAGTACTACTTTCTGTGCTCAAAATGGAACAGTTACAGGATTTAACTTCACTATTTATCAAATTGAACCTTGTAGTGTACCTCCAACATTAGCACCTACAGTTGCTCCAACGGTAGCACCTACAGTGCCTCCTACATTGGCAACGACTACGACTATTGCTCCTACAGTTGCTCCTACGGTGGCACCTACAGTACCGCCTACATTAGCAACGACTACGACTTTAGCTCCCACTTTAGCCCCTACAATAGCTCCTACAGTGCCCCCTACGGTAACACCTACTGCAGCACCGACGGTACCACCAACGGCAGCACCTACAGTAGGTCCAACGGCAGCACCCACTACTACATGTATTCCTTATGGAACATTATTATCAACATTCTGTACTGGAGTTGATTTGTATGGAGTATATGCTGATGGAAATTGTGGAACATTCAGTGAACTTATTCAATCCGACTCACCAAGTTGTGGATATGTGGCTCCTACAGCAGCACCAACGGTACCTCCTACGGCAGCACCTACGGCAGCACCTACGGCAGCACCAACATCTCCTCCTGTAACTTGTAATTTCTACACTTTCATTGATGATGTAGGAAACGGAGGATACGTATATTATGTACCATGTGGGAGTACAAATGAAACAACTGTCTACATAGATCCATTTACATCACCACAATATTGCGTAGCTAATGGATATTATCCATATTCATACGACGGATTAATAATAAATGGACCACTTGGCCCTTGTAGTTAAAATAAAATAAAATAAAATAAAATGAAATTACGATTCTTATGTGCTCAACCTGCTAATACTTATTACATATGGCAGGTTGAGCTTGTGATTACTAATTTTATGTCTATGGGTATTAATCCCAATATGATGGACATAGTGTGCAGTATTGAGAATAATATTATTCCACCCGAATGGACTAGGTTAGCTGAAAAATATCCTGCAAGATTTTTTTTCTATAACGACACTAGAATAAGTAGAAATTATATTAGTTCTATTAGACCTAATATTATTAAGCAACACTTTATTGCGCATCCATATTTAAAACATGATGCAATATTTTATCATGATTGTGATATTGTTTTTACACGTCCGATTAATTGGGATAAATTTTTACAAGATGACAAATGGTATGGTAGCGATTGTAGGTGGTATATTGGTCACGATTATATCGTAAGCAAAGGCATGGAAGAGTTATCTCTTATGTGTAACATTGTAAACATAGATAAAAGCTATATTGTTAAGAATGAATTGAATTCTATTGGTGCTCAATATTTAATGAAAGGTATTGATGAATATTACTGGGCAAAAGTAGAACGTGATTCTGAAGTCTTATTTAATGATGTATCATTTTTAGTAAATAAAAAGAAAGCTGAAAATCCTGATATAAATCCATTGCAAATTTGGTGTGCCGATATGTGGGCTGTCCTTTGGAACGGATGGCAACGTGGATACGAAACTGTCTGCCACCCTGAACTAGAGTTTAGTTGGGCTACAAGTATAGAATCTGATTGGGATAAACATGCAATCATGCATAATGCAGGAGTGCTTAATACTGACACAAAGTATTTTTATAAATCTGCCTATATGAATTCTTTACCTCCAAAAGATTTAATAGTTGAAAAAGGGTCTTGCAGTTACAGATATTACGAATTACTAAAGCAAATTCTATAATATGTTTTCAATAATAATACCAACAATGTGGTATGCAAACGTATATCTAGAAAAATTGCTACACAAACTAAACGAATCTGATTTAGTTGGAGAAATAATAATAATTGACAACAATTGGCTTTCAGAGGAAAAAGCAAATACAAATCATAGTAAAGTAATAACATTATCAATGCCTGAAAATATATATGTTAATCAAGCATGGAATATTGGTGTGTCATTAGCAAAATATGATAACGTATGTTTATCTAACGATGACTTATATTGGGATGTAGATGGTTTACCATTTGTTTTGGAAAACCTGAATGATAAGGTTATTGGAATGTCAACAGCAAATTATAATAAAGAATTACCCAAAGGAGATTTTGAAATAAAAAAAATTAATGAAAGGGTATGGGGATGGGGATGCTGTATGTTTTTAAAAAAACATGATTGGGTTGATATTCCTAGTGATTTAAAAATAGCTTGTGGTGACGATTGGATTATTAAACATAATGATGTTTATTATATAGAAGGTTTAAATATTGAATTTGATAATGTATCAAGAACATCAATTAGAAATGAATTTACTCTTATACAAAAAAATGATATAGACGTGTTTGAATCAAAATATAAATACGAAATAACACCTTCTGAAAAAAATGTTTTTTTTTATTGGGACGGAGATATCCT